GATATCTCTTTTGCTACTGAATTTTCGCAATGAATCTTGATGAATGTACCATCGATTTTTTCTATTTTTACTTCTTCACTGCCCATGACTGAATTTGATCCATTCGATGGCGGATCGTATATTCCACTGTCTGTTACCTACGATCTTTACAACGCCATCCAAATAACTCACTAGTTCTTTCTTTTCAGTAATTTGTCTTTCAAGACGAATGACATCATCATCCGCATCAATGAACCGATCCACATCGGTCTTGAGAATATTTAGGTCAAATGGCTCCCACTTAAAACGGTCTAATTCCTCTTTAGACAGCTTTCCTGTGTAATACAGCCACTTGTACTTCCGCATGACGCGGAGGGTTCTCTCGTCATCTGCAAGGGCTTCCTTGTGCTTCTTAAGGAATATGAGGTACTTGTTATGGATCTGTGGAGTATTGACCGATTCTATCGCTAGTTCGGTGGAATCAATCTTCAAATCTTCTTGTACTTGTTCTTTTAGTTCATCAAAATTCATAATATAATTATACACATTATTCTATTAAATCAACTTGTTATGTTGCCTGGATCAGGATCAAACGAATAGTAAGTATATGCAAATGTTACAGTTGCTTTTTGTACAGCAGTTGCGGGAGAATCAGTCATAAATTTTAATCCAGATAAAGCCACCGGAAATACCTCATGAAATATAACTTTTAAGTTATCGTTATATGTTCCTTTAGTTAAATACAAATATCCTTTACTTTGCCACGATTCAAATGGCAATTCATTATTATTAGTATCTGTATCAATATTTCCTAAATGTCGCATCCATCTATAAATTTCTAACCAATTAGTCATTTTTTCATCAACTAAAAAACTTAAAGTTAAATTTTCAAATCTATATGCACCTATAGGTCTTTTAACTGGTATGCCTAAAGTGGTAGGCTGATCTTGAGCTTCAAGAATTAAATTAGGTAGATTAGCTTCTTGTATATAATATTCAACAGTTGGAAGTCTTGAAATCTCAAAACGAAAATAATTTTGACCTAATGTTGAAATTTCTGTTAATGCCATAAACTATGTAGAAAAGAAAACGGGAGCCATTTCTGGCTCCCGTTTCCGAAGATTTAGATACTACTTATCAGTTGGTGTTACCGTGGAGATTTATAACACGGAAGATACGGTAGTACTGGTTGAGGTTGGCGGTCATGGTTTCGCCGTCTGGAGTACCATCTGTCTTGATAACGAATGGATTAGCGACCATGCCGTAGCGGGTCTTGAAGCCGATCTTGGGCTGGAAGGTATCAGGATCGACTGCACGGACCATCTGGAGTGGGACGTATGGGCAGTAGAAGAGTCCAGCGTCGTAGGGGCTTGCACCACGATAGCCGACGCAGACGAAATCTACGCCTGACTTGACGTAAGGATCAATGTAAACGCGCATCTTGCCATTGAGTACGCCAGCAAAGGTATTGCCAGTGTCATCAATTTCAAGCTGGTTGTTTAGAGCGGGGCTGATGTTTAGCCATCCACCCATGGCGAGGGCTGAAGCAACATCTGACGAGCAGATGATGAAGTTACCCTTACCACGACGAGTTTCCTTAGCAATCTGATTGGCTTCGCGTTCGATCTGGAACATGAGGCCACGGAAGCGTTCAGCTGACCAACGACCGTCAGAGTCAACGAGTAGGTCATACACGCCACCAACAGAGGCTGGGCCTGAAGCAGCTGACTTGGCATTCAAGTCGGTCTGCTGTGCGCCGAGCTTAGAAACATGGTAGATACCACGAACGACTTCGCGGTTAATTTCAGCAAGAATTTCAGTGCTGAGAATATTAGCGAGTTCGGTTTCAGCATCAAGTCCGTGAACAGCCTTGAGGTCTTGAGCAAGTTCAGTGGTATAATCTGCCTTTAGAGCACGGGTCTTAGCCTGAACAGCAACCTTGTCAATGGTGAATGCCATTTCCTGGAACTGCTTTGCTGCACCTAGACCTTCGGCTTCTCCAACAAGCATACCCTTGAAGTTTGAGCCATAGAACGAACCTCTGGTTGCACCAGTTGATCCGCCGAATAAGGTTAGACCGTATTCGGTGCTATAGCTGGTTCCGTCGAGGTAATCGGCATAGGTGTCTCCTTGACCACCAGTACCACCTGATCCTGCGAAGGGAACAAATGGCTCCTGGAACATGGCTTCCTTACGGGTTCCGCCATTGGGATCGTACTTGGGACGCATTGCAAAGATGAGTCCGGTTGGAGCGGTCATGGGCTGAACGCCACAGATGTCATAAGCAATGAGGTTAGGCATTGCGCGACGAACGAGGCTGATTAGAATGGGGTCATAACCAGCAATGTTTCCTGAAGAGGGAGAAGCAACGTTGCTGATGACTCCACCAAGGGTGTTATCTTCAACTAGTCTCTGAGCGCGCATGGCTTGCTCTTGGTTCTCAAGAAGAACAGCAGTTACCTTGTTCTTGTAGGTATCTTCGATTTGTGGGAGTGCATCGTGCTTTAAAACTGGCTCCCACTTCTCAGTTAGAATATCGTATGGTGTTGTATCGTCAAAATTCATGTGTATCTCCTAATGTTTTATTTATAAAATTTATTTCTTTATGTGTCTACTAATAGCTTTTCTGTAAATATCCATTCCCTCGTTAATCATTTCAGGCTCAGATGCTGTATCAAGAATATCCATCTTTGGAGCAAATCTTGGCATTGAAACTGGGGCTGATTGAATCTGGGCATTTCCATTTCCAAAATAACTTTCCTTTAAAATTTGAATCTTATTTCTAAACTGATCGGTATTTTCATATTCAAGACCTTCAGCTAGATTAGCTAGTTTTTCAATCTGAGTCTGAGCAAGACCCTGAGTTTCCTGAGCGAAAACGCTTACAGCAGCAGATTCAAGTAATTTCTTTTTGAGAGAAATATTTTCATTCATTGAATTATTCAATTCATTTTCTTGTTCTTCGATCTTGGTATACAATTCATCTAGAACATCATATTTTTCATTTGGAACATCAATAAAGTTGCTCTCAAATAGTTTCTTTAGTCCAAAGATGAAATTCTCGGCTAGTTCTACTTTTATTCCTCTTTCGACTTGAAGCTTATTTTCATTAATCCATTCTTCAACGACATAGGTTAGATAATCATCAACCTTTTCGGTGAGTTCATTAACAGTTCCAGCGAGAGCATTGGTATACTGAACCTTATAAGCTTCATTAATGCGAGTTGCAATTTCATTTGATTTTTCGTTTACTGCGGCAACAAAGATTGTCTTTGCTTTTTCAACGAAATCTTCTGAAAGATTAGCATTAGCAAAAAGGGCAGCTAGATGTTCCTTTAAGCTCTCTTCTGATGATTCTTCATCTTCCTCTTGTGCAAGCTGATCTTGACCAGGTTGCATAACTTGGCCCATTGGACCTTGTACAGTTCTCATATTCATTTGAGCCAATCCTTCGGCAGGGGGATTCTTCGTTTGAAGCATAAAACCCTTACCTTCGGCATCGAATGATGTTTTACCTAAAAAATCCATTTCTATTGATGTATCGTTCATTTGTTATTTCTCCTTTTTATATATGTTTAAATTTCTGTTTTACCATATTGTATATTTGAGTGAGCTGTTCCTTTACCCATTCTTCGTAGATTAATATCTACACTTGCTTTTAAAGCTTGTGGAGCTAATCTATAAGGGGCTAGCATTGTTTTTAGCCCTGCTTCTTTATATTCAGAACCTAATATACCTAAAGGTCCCATAGCAGATTTATTAGATAAATAATTCTGCCAGTTTCTTTGTTCGTCTGCCCATGCAGCTCCTGCGTAAGAACCAGCTGCGGCAGCATCTAAAGTTTTATCGCTATAGTTCCTAGCTTTAGAACCTCCAGCTAAACGACCAAATCCTCTTTTTAATTTTCCTAACATAGTAGTTAAAACATTTTCATTCAATGAAAAAAAGTCAATATTTTTATTTGACTCTGATAGGAAATAAAAATTTTCTAATTTTTGATTCATTTAATTTTTCTTAAGAAATCTGCAAAAAGCTTGATTGATTCTGCTTGTAGTTTTCTTGAAGGAGTATTCTTCAAGGTGTTGTGGTACTGGGCAATTTGCTGTTCTTTGAGAAGACCATTATCCCAGACCCATTCTCTACCTTCCATGATTCCGTTTACGAAAGCATTTGGAGCTGAAGGATCTGCAACAATATCGATGGCAGCAAGCATGAAGTCTTCCTTCACTACATTTACTCCACCGCGCTTTTCCAAAGAACCCATACCACGGGTTGAGACTCCAAGTTTGACACCTTCGCTCATCAGATTTTTTACAATCTGACCGCATGGAGTATCAAGAATCTTGGCCTTGCCATAGAAATCATTGTTGTTCTCGTAGAGCCAAGTAACTTTATGAGAAACACGGTCAAGATTAACCGAAGGGCCAGTTGGATGATTTAGTTCGCCAAGA